ACACACCAATTTGGTCACCTCTTGCCTCAAGCAATGCAATTTCTCGGTCAAGTTGTGCATTGTTTTTTTCAGTTGTCTTGTTCAACTTATCCAATGCCCTTTCTGCTGCGGAAGTAATCCCGACAAAATCGGTGAATCGCTGAACCAAATTTCCGACAAAACTTGCAATCGTTTTAAGACCGGGAACTAATCCCAAGATGGCGTTCTTTAATTTGTCAAAGTTGGCAATAATCAATGTCAATGCAATCCCAATTGCACCAAAGGCAAGAGTTGACATTCTGCCCAACGCTTGGAATGCTTTTAACACATTGCCCTGAATGTTTCTCGCAATAGCCGAGAATTGTTGCTGAACCTTTCCAAGTCCCTCCAGTCCTTCAGCCAACGCCATTGCACCTTGCAACTTGACCATTGTCTTTTGCAAGTCCTCACTCTCGTTGCCAAAGAGAGCCATTGCTCCTTGTGCTGCTTGGAATCCACGAGCAACACCTTGAACAACCGTGTTGATTTGAGCAAACTTGTCGGGGTTTACTGCTGCAACTCGGTCATTGAAGTCATCCATTCGGTCACGAGCTTGTGCAAGTGCTTGTTCTGCCTTGATTGCTTCAGGTGAAAACTCGCCAAACTGCATCACCGCTTGTTGTGCTGCAATGGTTAATTCTCTAATCTCTGCCTTCATTGATTTGAAGTCAGGTTTTTTGACCGTTAGGTCTATCGCTGCCGTTAGTGCCATTTTATTTTTCTCCCATTAAAAAGTAATCAACTCCGTCAGTCACAATCTCGTGTGCTGCCCATTGGTTTGTCATTATGTGTGTATCTCCTCCGTCTATCTTTGCCGTTCCAACCGTGTCAATTGTCACTTGTTGTCCAGCCGTAATCTTTTTGACTGCAAAGTATTTCCCACTCAATCCTGATGGATTGGGCAAAGTCAAAGTGATTTGTCCAGCGGTTGTATCCAACAGGAACAAATAGTCATCTTTCGTTGCCGTGTAATTTGCAGTAATTGTCTTGACATTTCCACCACTCAAGAATGATGGATACATCTCATAATTCCCGATGTAGAGCGTATCCGATTTGTTGACCTCAAAGTCCTCACAAATCAATGCAACACTTCCGTTGGTGTTTGTGCCGAAAACAACATCCTTCAAACCAAATCCTGAATTGTCGGTGTTGGTTGGTGACTGAACGATTCCAGTTCCTACAAATACACCGTTACCTGTCTGCTCACTTGTGCCAACACTTACACCACGAATGCCCGGCTTGATTGGATTGCTTCCGCTTGGGTAAATGTCTCCGTAGGTTTCCTCACTTTGTCCTCCACCTGTACCACTTCCAATTGTCTTGTTGGTGATGACCGCTGGTTCAATGAATTGTTGGAGCAAGAACTCACACAAATACACGCCATTTTCCACCGGGTTATAATCAACGATTTGATTCAACCGCCAATACTGCCCCTCAAAAAAGTAGGAGTCCGAGAATCTCAAGTTCAAGTAATCCTTTGGAGTGATGCGGAAGTATGCTCGTATAATCTTTGAGTTCTTGTTCGTGATTTCGCTCAAGAACCGATAATAGAAATTAGTAACAAGGTTTGAGTTGCCGTACCTATACCCAGCACCTACACCCAACTCCTTTGGCATTCCAAAAAGAATGTCAAAAGTCGGATTGCTTAATGAGTCGTAATGGATGGTCAATGGCAAACTTGTTCTTGTTGAGTACGCAGATGGACTTGCGTACAACTTCCAACTCACTCCAGTTTGCAAACCGCCATAATAGAATATACGAAGGTCACCGTCCTTTTCCGCTTCCACATAAGACAAGACAAAGTTTCTTTGACGATTGTCGTAGTTCTTGATTTGTGTTGGCGTGAAGATGATGTCTATTTTCTTCTCGTTTTTGATGAATTGGTTGTCTACCTGATAGGTGCGTGATCCGTAGGTTGACTGATAGAGTTCTTGATATTCCTTGTTTGATGTGTCTGCTCCTTGCTTGTAACTGAACACATATGGATTTGCCTCAAGTTCGCCCATTGGCACAATCTCAACTGGTTGCGAGTAGTCAAGTTTGGCAGTCCAATCAACATTCTCTCCGTTGTAGAACTCATCTCTTGGAACACAACGCAACATCTTGGGATTGTCCTTGTCAGGTTCAATGTAGAGGTTGAACATCTTCACAAAGGACATCATCATATCGCTTTGCTTTACTTCCGAATTTAGGAATGTCCCAAAGTCAATAGTGTCACCATAGCCAAAAGATGTGGCGTTTTGGTCGTTCCAAAATACTGATGATGTCAGTAGTCCTAACGAGAATTGAGAATTGCTCAAATAACTCCCAGCACCGCCATCGTAGAATCCTTTGAATCTTAATGTCACCAAATCACCGGCATTCACAATGATGTTTGGGAATGTGATGTAGGATGTATAGTTGATATTGCCTGTAAAGTCACCGACATTCTCCCAAGATACATCAACCAAAGTTCCGTTGACATATAACCCAATTTCCATTGATACATTTGTATAAACGCCAAAGGGAATCGGGGTAATCAAAAATGATAGGTCAGCATTGAAGACATAGTTTCCCGATACTGGGACGGTGTAAACACCGGTAGTGTTGTTGTAATCATTGCCATTGTCAAAGTTGCTACCTGTTGAATCATCTTGGAATATCATTGTTGTTCCATTCTGCAAGGTTTGTGCAGTTGTGATTCGTGACGCTTGGAATTGCCTTCCCGATATTGTGGCGGCTGACAATGACAATCCGTTTGGTGGTGATAGTATCAATCGCTTGAATCGGTCATCGTTGAAATAGGAATCGTTTGTGTAGGTATAGGCAGCGTTCTCAAATATCTTGTCAACAACCGTCTTTGCATACAAGCAAGGAGTCATCCCAATGACTGCAAAATCGGTGATGTTGCGTGTGTTGGAATATCCTCTATCAATCATAGCGTAGAGATATCCTTCGCCATATGCAAATGATTCTGGGTTTCCGTTTTTAATGATTTGTGTTGCCCAAGAATCTACTACCACGCCACTTGACAAAGTGTGGTTGTATTCGCTGAAATCTAATTGGTTGAGTTTACGCTCTGCGATGGTTGTGAAGAAGTCCGCACTTTGTCCGTGACAAGTCACCTCATAGGTGATGTGTGTTGAGTCATCCACCTTGATGGATAGCAACCTCAAGAACCCTCTCAACTGCTCAACTCCGTCTGCGTAGATGATGCAATCGGCTTTGATGTTTGGGTTGAACGATGTGCCGTAGACGGTTTGCTCTACCTCAAACAAGTGAGAGAATATCTTATTGTTGTTGGCAGTTCCCGGAATCTCAATTGTCTTTGACCACTCCGACTCTCGTGATTCAGGTTCACGAATATCTGCAATGGATCGTGTGATAAATATGTTTGGGTTTTGGAGTATGTCCAAAGGTTGCCCATCAACGAGAATCTCTATCATTGGCGTTGGCGTTTTGATTCAAAGGAGTACGACATATCAAGCTCAATGAAGAACGCATTGTCTTGGATGTGCTTCTTGACCTCGTAGGTGTTTGCGTCTATATTCACCGCAACCAATGTGCCATCGTAAGCGTACACCACAGGTGATGTGAACAAATCCAACAACCACTCGCTCTCGGCTTCAGTTATCCAATTGCTGAACAACTTGACCTTGTGAGTCATATTGGTGTCGTAGGTCTTTTGTTTGAATGCCGATGTTGTGTATCCGTATGTCGCACCCAATGTGTATGGATTGGATTTGAATTGCTTTCTTTGGATGTCGTAAGTGTCACGCCTCACCTTGTTGAATCGGAATGAGTCAAACCCTCCCAATGAGTTCAGGAAGAATAAATCGGTTGTGTCGTATTTGCTACACTCATCAATGATATTCACTCGGTAGGTTTCGGATAGAACCGTACTGCTCAACTTCAACTGGATGTCGTAGTATGTCGCACCGCTTGGGATTGTCAATTGACTACCTGATGGGATGCGTACCACCTTTGTGGATGGTAGATTGATGGTTTGTGTGGATGCGTCCGAGTAAGTCACAAGGGCAGTTGTTGCCGTGTTGCGGATAGCGTAGAGCCAATCCTTTTGAGTGCGGTGAATTGTCTTGCTACGGATAGGAGTCAAGAATAAGCCGTTGCCATCCATCGTGTATTGACCATTGTAGTTGACCAAATCAATCGGATTCAATGCAGCGTTCCAAACGCTTCCAGTTGCGGATGTCAAATTGGTGTATTCAACAACGGTACCTGTAGCAGATGCAGAATACTCGTAACCAAATTCAACCTTGTAGTCCATAATTGAACTTGTGCAACCACTTGCTGCACTATCGTTGAAGTTCCAATCGTGGGAGACATAGTTCTCAAGGATGCGTCCAATGTTGAACACGCCCTTGTTTGTGCTTCCGTAGTAGATGGGTGCTTTGAGCTTGGCAAGTGAAGTGGTGCTTTGCTTGACCTCTGCAATGAACTTGAAATTGTCCTTTGTGTAGATGCCACCTGATGACTCCGTAATTACAAAGTTGGTATCATTGTACGCTGGAGCATACTCGTTTGGTTGTTGTGTGATAGATAGTGCCACGATAGAAAATAGCGGTTAGGGTTGTGCGTCCCAAATGCACACCAATATGCACATATTGCATAATACAATGGTTAATTACACCGATTTTGAGGTACTTTAACCAATATATTGTCAACCTATAGGTTTAGTTTATGACGGATAGATTCAACTTTAAAGTTGAATTTTTGTGATAATGTCGCAGATATCCAACGATAAAGTGCGATATAATACGCAAAAGTATATAGTTTAGTCCCTTTTATGGCAAGTTATATATGTATGGGTATAATACCGCTCGGTATAAAACAAGGGCATTCAATCAAATACCTTGAGAATCTTCCCGATAGGGAATGCAAACATTTGCCACTAATCCTATATTTTGGCAATTTGTAACAAATACTGCCATAAATTTGTTACAACATCTCGTTCAAACAAGCCACAACATATGCGTTGAATCCCTTTGTCGCTGACTGCTCTAATCGTTTCTGCCTCTCTTTTGTCTTTGCTTTGTAGAAAGCAATGGTGTTCAGGAACTCAATCAACGGCATCTGCAAGATGGTGTCCCATTTTGTCCGATCCCCTTTGACAATCTTGTCAACTAATTCCAACCACGCCAATGGGCTTACGCTTCCCGTTTCAATTGGTTCATCTCCTCCTTCAAATAGGTTAGGATAGTTTCCAATAGTTTGGGATAAACTGCCGAAAAAAAAACTGCGTAGGAATATGCGGTGGTAACTGGAAGGGACAAGAACAATTCACACTTCTCTTGATAGTGTGCCTGTGCATCCGTGACCTTCTTTGTCCGTCCCAACAAGTCCACCTCGTAAGTCAGCAATGCCATCACTTTGTGAAGGGACTCAATCATATCTCCGTTGAATACTTGTTGCAGTTCAATGAAGTGGTGACCGCAAATCTCGTTTGTTGTCTTTGCCAACTTCCAACGCCTTCCACGATGTCGGAATGAGAATCGCACCTTGTCGGTTGGGAGTGTGTTTAAGAACTCCAACTTCTTCAGTTCGTTTGTCAGCTCATCAATCGGCATTGACTCCACCTTGTCCATTGACCAATCCTTCACGATGGCAAGGGTGTTCATTGTTTTCTCAATGTGAGACATATCACGACAAGAGTGAATCTCTTGCAGTTGGTAGATGGTTATGTTATTCCATTTCATATTATGCGAAGTAAAAAGTTCCCGGTCTATTGTGTGACTTGCAATCCACCGCCAATGCGAGAGCCATCACGCAGTCATCGTGAAGTCCTGATGGTGCGGTGTATCTTACACCAGTTCGTGTGTATTCAAACTCAAAGTTCTCCATCTCCGAGCCGATTGGTTCTTCAGGAAAGAATACCGAGTTCTGCTGAACGGATAGGACGAGTCCCTCAATTAGTTGTTGCTTGGATTGAGATGTGAACTTGAATCCCTTGACTCTTTGACATACCCTTTGGATTTGCTCCACAATAGGATCACCCACACCAGTACTATCAATGAACGCTGGAGTGTTTCCAATCAACCGAATGATTCTATCTTGTGTGATGCCCCAATCCGCTTGGAATCGGTCAACATACGCACATTGATTGTTAGCATCCAATCCAACGATGACGGTATAATCCGAGTATTTTGCAAGGTCAATTCCCCAAGCCACAACGGTACCCCTTGAGACAGGTCGGTAGCATCTGCGAATGTTGTCAATTCCGAAAGGGTTGGTCTTGTCATCCGCTGGTTCTGCGAGATACAACTCGTTGAATACATTTTCAGGAAGGTCACGCTTTGCTTGTTCTACCTCCTCAAGTTTGAGAATACCCTCCTTGACTGCATCGTAAGCGGTTATTTTGAAATAACGATAGTCATTCTCTCCGCTCCTCGCCCTTTCCCCTAACTTGTAGAACCAGTTCTTTTTGCCTTTGACATTCCCAATCAGTTTGCACTTGCCTTGTGTGGCAGTTAGTGTTGAACGCATCGCATACCACGACTCCTCACGCATACGACTCGCCTCATCAATGACCGCAGCAAAGACATCGTCTCCATACAAGTTGTCAGGTTTCTCTCCTGACTTAAACTCAATGCGGGATCCTGTTGGAAGCGTGAGCAGTAACTTGGTTTCGTTGCTTTGGAAGAAGTCACGGTCATTGACTTGCGTCTTCATCCTTCGGAATGCTATCTCCGCTTGTTGGTATACTGGAGCAACCCACCAAACTGATTGTCCCTCCTTGCATTTTAGAGCCTGTTCAAACAACCATATGATGTGCGATGCCGTCTTTCCGGTCTTTGTACTCGCAGCAGTTATCGTGAACCTCTCCTCACAATCAAGGATGGCTTGTTGGTAACTGGTCACATATGGTCGCTTGTAGGTTATTTGCATAATTTATCGTACACCGCCAACCGAGTCAGGTTGTGCAGTTCCAAATTGTGATAGGTGTTGCAATAGTCAAAGTTGCTCCGTCCCATTGATTGCCGAACCGAATGCCCAGCGTCAATGAGTTTCTCTATAGATGCTCTCCAATTGTTTTGAGTGGTGAAGATGACTCCATCGTTGGATGTGTGGTAGAGATAAGGGAACACCGCTGAACAAATGATGGGGATGCTATACGCAGCAGCCTCCACAATCTTCAACTCACTCTTGCATTGGTTAAAGTGGTTGTCCTGAAGGGGAGCGAGTACAAAATCAAAGTGCTTGTAGACCTCTCCGTATTCCCACACCGATGTCCCTTCAACGACCTTTGCTTTTGGAATCAGTTTAACGATGTTGTTCCAATGGTCGCTCGGAGTGTAACCAACGATGTAGAACTCCACATCCATAGCGTTAATGTCATCAGCGATGAGCTTCAAGTCCTCCTCGTGTGTGATACCACCAACCCATCCAATCTTGACCGTCTCATTCTTTTCCTTTGGTTGACTCCATTGGTTGTGTGTTAAGTCAAGGCAGTTTGGCACGACATAGACATTCTCATTGATGGTTCTTACCTCCTTTGCCAACATCGGTGTGGTGGTGATGACTGCATCAGCGTAGTGGATTGCATCCTTGATGGCGTTCTTGATGCCCTTGCGATATGCCCAATAAGCTGGGTTGTATTTTGGGAGTACCCAATAATCATCAACATCTATCACATATGGCTTTCCAGCATCAGCGATCCGCTTCAACACATCATAGTGATATTTGCCGAGCCATCGTGAGAACACAATCACATCGTATGGCTTCAGGTCAAGTGTCATCCACTCCTCCTGTGATTGGCACACATCAATTGTCGCTTGTCCGTCCAACTGCATCCGTAGGTGTGGGGTGTAGATGCGGTGGTAAACCACGCCATTCATCCCATCGGTGAGAATAAGTATGTTCATTCGTTTGGTAGTATTGGTATAGGCATCCAGTAGAGAATGGTCAGGTACCGATTGGTGTACTCACAAATCCACATATCGTCCATATAACGAGCGAGAGTGGTCTCACCTTGTGTGGTGTGAACCAACTTCAAATCATCGTCCGTTGGTGGGTAGACATCAAGTCCTCGCCAAGTTTTCTTCATCGTGGTTTGGGTACTGAAAGTGAGTGTGTGGCTTTGCTCTTCTCGTGCGGTGCTTTCATACGATTGCAGTTCAAACGCACATCACCGTACTGGTTGACCACGAGTTCGCCACTCTTGATGGCTTCGTTTAATTTGTTGATGTTGATTGATAGGTTGAGTCCGTACTCATTCTCCCATCCGTTACCGAGATAAGTTGTCATTGTCTAAATTCAAAGTTATTGTGAAATTCTTGGATTCTATTGTTTGGTCAATTGTTTCTTTTGGTTTGCCCTGTGAGCGTGTGAGTAACATCTCCAAGTTGAAGAGTGAGTTCTTGTCGTGGGATTTCAACAAAGCACCAGCAATGATTCTCTCAAGGATGGTGAACTCATCTCCCTTGTCAATCTTCTCAAGGTCTTTGCGTGACATCGTGAGCATCGTGTTAACGGTGTCCTCAACTTGACTCTTGTGATACCCAATCTCCTTGAGTTGTGTAATCAATTTCTTTGGTCTGCCGTGCGGATTTAGGACTTCTCCTTTCTCCGGTCTTGTCAAACTTCCTCCGTGTGGTTGCTTCTCTTGTGTTGCCATTGTCCCGAATTATCCCCGAATTAATTTGCTTCTATGCCAAAGGTTGTTGTCAATTGCGTGACGGACATTTTCTTTAGGAGTCACCCACTCAAGATTACAAATGCGGTTGTCAGTTTTGATTCCGTTGATGTGATTAATTTGCGATTTGTTCAAGGGATTTGGAATGAACTCTTCAGCAATTAACCTATGGTGCATTTTGAAATATCTCTTGCCGTCTAAATACAGGCAAATTTGAATATATCCTTTGGTATCTTTTTGCCCTTCAATTTTACGAAGTCCGTTTTTGTTTAAGCGATAGACATCACCATTGACATCCATTGCGTATTGCGGAAAGTTTTTGAATTGTTTCATCGTTGTAGTTTCTCTGCGTGTTTGCATTTCAAGAACTCCTTGAATTGCTTTTGATCCCCAAACTTGGTGTGACAGGCACGGCACAATGCTTGGAGATTTTCTATGTTGTCGGCTTCCTTGCTCCCTCCCATTCCTCTTGCTTCAATATGATGGATGTCAACCGCAGTTGTCCCACATACCTCGCAAGGGATGAAGTCACTTATGTCATAGCCGAAGTGATTTAGGTAGGTCAAAGTGTGTTTCTTCATTTGGTAAATAGTAATGACCAAGATGTCGGGAGTGAGATTGCACGGTCAAACTTGAATCCGCAGTTCTCAAATAGTTGAACCCATTCTTCTTCGCTCTTGATGTTTATGTGTCCCCACTTCTCGTCAAAGTCTGTCTTGTGGGGTGTGCTGGAGAAGTGAAAGTATTTGCATTTTAAGTTGGTGAGAAAGGGGATGAGCTTCTCGTCAGGTATATGCTCCATTACTTCAATAGACGCTACCAAATCAAATGTTTTCCATTGTTGGGTAGTGAAGTCCTTGATGAATACTTGAAGGGTTGAGTTGTCGTTTCTTGTGATTTTGCGTGTGACATACTCTCCGTGTATTTTGGATAGGTCAACATAGGTGCATTCCACATTGTGTTCCAACATTGCTTGAGTGTATGCTCCGACTCCACCTCCACAATCAAGGAAGGTCTTTGCTCCGGTTATTTGCAATATCTCCTTTGCGGTTGACCTGAATAGTTCCGTGTAGGTTTGATTGTCCAAATCAACTCCGATGCTCAACTCGTGGTCAAAGCATTCCTTGTCCGTCATTGTCCCGTTGAATGCGTTCATCTCATTTCCAAATTCTCTTCACTCAATATGCGATGGAGTGCATCTCTTGCGTCTTGATAGGCGTTGATGGATTCTTCGGATGCGTCATCAGGTGCGTACTTGACTTTCGTCCTCAAGAATTGATCCAGTTGCCACATAGCGTGTCCCCACTTCCATCCGTTTGTTGCATCTTCAAACTCCTCTTGTTCTTCAGGGAGATTGAACTCAATCGTTGCTTTCATTTTTTCTCCTCCTCTTTGGTTTCTGCTCATCGTCCGCAAGTTGTGCTTTGGTGAGTGCCTCTTGTTGTTGGTTTGCCCATATCAAAAGTGAGTG